GACAGCTTTTTGGCTTTCTTCTTTTCTTGGTCTTGCCATATTACTACCTCCGTATGTTTTTGATTATAATAGTAATAATGTTATGTTGCAAGAACAAAGATTGAGGTTAAGGCTTGTGATAGACACTTCTTTTGCCGTATAATGACGGTGAAAGGAGTTGTTATATGCTAAAAAATAAAATGAAAAATGGGACATTTATTGCAATGTGTGTGGTGACTGTGTTATTTATCGTTATGCCATTATTTTTGCAAGTGTCAGTTATTAGAAATGCTATAGCATGGATTTTATCTGGTTTGAAATATCAGGAGTATAAAAGTGCATACTTGGGACTCATAGGTGGACTTCTAGGAAGCTGGTTAGCCATTACAGGAGCTATTTATACTCAGCGTAAATTTGACCGGGAAAAAGAGAAAAAAAGAGCAATCGAAGAGAAAAGGGCAAAGGAGATAGATAAGGAGAATATTAAAGAAATATGCAGAGAAATGCTGTGGAGTGAGATATATCAAAACGATTATTCGTTGAGCTGCGATAATTGCAATTTTATAAAGGCGGTTATAGAAAAAAATAGTCATTATTCTTATAGTGCGGCTATTCATAGAATCACTATTGATAATTGGAGGTTTGTTAGGAACAGAGTTATTAGTATGGACCTTGAATTAGCGATAAAATTAATGCATTTGTATAAATATTATGAATTTATGACAGACTTTGAAGGAAGCGGACAAGATGCGTTTATAAAAAGTCAATTAGACTTTGGAAAATATAAAGAGTATTATCAGGATGTTGTAGAATATTTAGAATTTCCGTGGGCGAATGATTTAGAAGAAGGGGCTTCTTCTGAAAATCAGAAAGCGTAATAAGTTATACGCAAACTGGATTTCAAAAGAGAGAAAGAAAAGATCCCAAACTCCTTGAATAAATGCGAAGCATTTTTCACCGGGAATGATTTTAGGAAAAGGAATTAAAAAAAGGAAGGATAAAATCCGACTTGAGTGATTTAAAATCACTCATATATGTGTGCCAATAAATCGCAGATATAACTGTGAAAAGAAATCACATATATAGGAGTGAAATAAATGCACAGGTATATAAGTGAAAAAAAGCCACAGATATAGCAATGAAATAAAAGCACACATATATAAGTGTATTTAATGCACAGATATATGTGTGCTTTCTTTTCGCAAAAGTAGGTTAAAGTTTCTTCTAAAAATTTCGAAAAAATAAAATATGTCATGATACTCATGTAAACAAAAAACGGAGCTGAACTCCGGACTAGCAATCAAACAGTTCAGCTCCTTACCCACAAAGGCACAGATAGTATAACATATACTTCTGCCTTTGTGTAGTTGCAAAGGAGGAGTATTTATGCAGGAGCAATTTGTTAATGAGTTCATGGCAAAAGTAACTAATCTGATCTCAGATGCTGATTTAAACATCGTGTATAAGCAATTAATGATTCATGTCTCTGAGTATGATATCCGAAAGAAAAGTACAGAGGTAGCAATCTATGAAGGTTACCTTCCGGAGTGTTACGAGGTTTTCTTTGTAACAAGAAAAATCGAAGGCATGAGCATGAAATCCCTGGAACTTTACAACATGGTTCTGAGACATTTTTTCTATTGTCTTAATAAAAGGATTGAAAAAATAACAACGAACGATATCAGAGTATATCTGTATAAGGTCCAACAGGAGAGACAGCTTAGTAACGCAACCTTGGATAGCAGACGCACGATCATACATTCATTCTTGGAGTGGGCGGCAAATGAGCAATACATAGGAAGCAATCCATGTCGTAGTATCCGGCCAATCAAATATGAAAGACCGAAACGAAATCCTCTGACGGCGATAGAGCTAGAGATGCTTAGAAACACCTGCCAGACAATTCGAGATGCCGCGATCATAGAGTTTTTATATAGCACCGGTTGCCGCGTAACAGAGATGGAACGGGCAGATATTACAGATGTAGACTTTGCAAAAAAGGAAGTATTACTATTTGGTAAAGGCAATAAACATAGAATTTCTTACATCAACGCCAGAGCTGAATTAGCATTAAAAAAATATTTAGAAATCAGAGAAGACGATAGTCCAGCATTATTTGTATCAGAAAGAAAACCTCATGGCAGGATTAAAAAGGCTGCAATAGAAAAGCGTGTGCGTCAGCTAGGGGAAATGTCTGGAATAGGCAGGAGAGTATATCCTCACTTAATCCGGCATACAACGGCTACAGACGGGCTATTCAGAGGAATGCCAGTGGAAGAGGTACAGAAGCTATTAGGACACGTAAATATCACAACAACAATGATATACGCAGAGGTATCTGAAGAAAACACGAAAAATGATCATAAGAAATATATCGTATAAAGGAAAACAGCCCCTTGCGGAGCTGCATTTAAAATATGAAAAAATCATGACCTAAGCGAAAGGGTCATACAAACATAATAACACATTTCACATGATACACAATGGTATTTATTGATACTATTGTGTATTTTTTGTTCTCTAAGGAGGTGGAAAAAAGTGAGAATAGTAGCAACAAAAAACAGGAAAAGAAAAAAGAAATTCCCATGGCGAATCGTGCTAGATAATGGAAGACAGATTCCGGTGCCAAGTCAGCATGATTTCAAGGACGACTTTATCCAGCATCATGGATGTAGTCTCGTAGCGTTTTATATGGCACTGCGATACAAAGGCATCAAGAAAAATATGCAGCAGGTTCTGCAGTATGCCAGGAAGAAATTAAAATGCGGAGCAAAGTATCCGCTTGCGGAAATTGCAAGGGGAATCAACATGATCTGCCCAGGAAAGCCTGCAAGCTATCACAAAAGTATGAGTAATGACAGAATCGAAGCACATCTAAAAAAAGGACATATGATTTTGTTTGAGGAGAGCAACCCGATCCACACGGTTGTCTTGCTTAGAGACTCGAAAACGGGAAAGATTTGGAGATTCTCTGATGGGCGCAAAAACGTAACGACAGTCGAAAAAGAAAACAAGAAAAAATGTACGAACGAGAAGTACAGAGGAATAGTAATTGTAAAATAGGAGGAAATGGAGATGGATGCTATTATGTTACCTTTATTAACTTGTTTATTTATTGTGTTTGATTCGATCAGTGGCAATATTGCCGCTGTTGCTAATCATATTTGGAAATCATCAATAATGAGAAAGGGGCTGTATCACAAATTCGGCTCAATCATGCTTGTTGCTTTAGCATATCTTATTGATTATGCTCAAAAATTCGTAGACCTCGGCTTCCGGGTCCCAATTGCAGCAGGAGTATGCGTGTACATAATTTTGATGGAATTAGGCAGTATTATTGAAAACATTGGAAAGATTAATCCAGACTTACTGCCAAACCAGATTAGAAAAGTTTTAGGATTAAGTATTAAAGATGAAGAGGAGAAATAGACATGAGAAAACTGATTGATGTATCTTCATATAATGGAAAAATTGACTGGGAGAAGGTAAAGGCATACGGCTGTCAGGGGGCTATCTTAAAGATTATTCGCAAAGATTTAAAGATTGATAACGGTTTCAACAGAAATTATCAGGCCTGCAATGAAAATGAGCTTGCGTGGGGAGTATATAATTATTCTTACGCAACTACAGCGACAAAGGCTAAAAGCGACATGGAGCTTGTCTGTGATATTCTTGATAAAATTGATAAAACACACTTTGAGTATGGCGTGTGGTTTGATATCGAGGATAAGGTACAGGCATCGTTAAACAAAACAAAGATTGCCGAGATTATTAACGCTGCACAGCAGGTTGTAGAGAAGAGAGGTTATCTGTTCGGCGTTTACACCGGCATGAGTTATTACAACGAACATATTGATAGAAAACTCGTAAAGTGTAACAATTGGTGGATTGCAAGATATTACAACTCAAACAAACGTATGCAGATTGCAACTGCACCAGATCAGGAGAAAAAGCCAGACGCGGCCAATATTGCATGGCAGTATACTAGCTCTGGTAGGTTTCCGAAAGTCATTTCGACTGGCAACTCTGGTAATTTTGACTTAAATGTAGTGTATAAAGAGCCAACGAGTAAAAAGGTTGAAGAGACTAAGAAAACTCCGGCTAAGACAAAGACTGTATATTATCCTAAATATCGTGGAAAATCCAGTTCGATTGTAGATGCCCTGAAATCATTAAAAATCAATTCTTCGAAGAAAAACAGGGAGAAAATTGCAACTTTAAACGGCATTAAAAATTACAAAGGTGGCGCATCACAGAATACGAAGTTGATTAATTTGCTGAAAAGAGGTAAACTTATTAAGAGTAAATAACTTGTGTAGAAAATAAAAAACAAAAGTTGTTTATATTATAAGTAGATTTAGAAATACACAGGTAATACACAAATAAATTGAACAATCCAGTATTTAAGCGGATTTTCAGAGCGTTTCAGTTTCCGTAGAGGAGGCTGCTAAGGCAGGTAGATTCTAGGTTTTACGAGATTTACAAAAATTTATCGGGAGTCGTTCGGCTCCCGATTTTTGTGTTTTGACAACATATTGACAACATTTACTCTAAGTTGTTGTCAATGTTGTCACCATTTATTACTTCATCAAGCATAGAAAGCATTTTCTTAGTAACATGATCTGTGTAGCGTTTTGTTGTCTGAATATTAATATGCCCGAGTCTTTTCTGGATCAGTGGCATTGGAACACCTGCCTCATAAAGAATTGTTGCATGAGTATGCCATTACGGTATAATAACGACAAACGGAAAAAGCCTTGATTTTCAAGGGGTTTCAGCGTTTGT